GCCATAGTCGGCTCGCCAGTAGTAGGGCTGGCTGAAGTAGCCGAAGCTGCCGAGGAACATCCGCCGGACGTGGGTGGGGTCCTCGTCGGCGTCGTCGGAGGACCCGTAGGGGCACTTGACGACCAGCTCGCAGTCGGGCTTGGCTACCTCCCACAGGTTCTGCATGACGGCCAGCGGCTTGTGCATGTGCTCGATGACGTGCGACAGCTCGATCAGACCGAAGTGGTCGTCGAGGTTCTTCCACGCCAGGTAGGACTCGAAGGGGAGGGCCTGGTACCGAGGCAGCTCCAGGTCCACCACCAGATCGCGCTCGTAGAGCATTCCGGCGGAATGGACCTCGTTGAGGTTGCACCAGCCGGGGCGGACATCACGTCCGCACCCGGCGTTCAGGCGATGAGGGATCATGCCTCGTCGCCGGTGTCGAGGTCCTCGTCGTCGGGTTCCTCGTCCTCGTGGTCGTCCTCGTCCATGTCGATGTCCGGCTCGGCGGTGACGTTCACCTCGTCGATGACCCAGTCCTGTTCGCCGTCCTCGGTGATCCGGAGGCGACCGTCGCGCTTCAACTCGAGGAGCTTGATGGCCCCTTCCAGCTCGTAGGTCTTGGTGTGGTGCTCGATGCCCTGCTCCCTCAGCCACGTGTGCGGCCAGTTCGAGTAGAAGAAGGCGTCGGCCTCGGTGTCGTTGAAGCCAAGGATGTCGCGGCCGAGGTTGTACATGTCGTCCTCGTCCATCAACTGCCAGTAGCCCTTGAGGGTGACGTACTCGTCGTTCCCGGGCTCGACCCAGGTGAAGATGTCCTCACCCTGGGACAGCTTCCAGAGCAGGCTGGCGGTGCCGGCCAGGCACGCCGCCGTGTTGCACAGGTTCGGGTTGACGGTGGGATCGTGCAGCTTGTCGCTGTCGAGCAGGTTGCTGGCCCACGTCCCCATGCTGAAGTGGCGGGTGTGGCCCTGGAACCGCTCCTGGATTTCCAGTTCTTCCTTCAGGTGGTCGATGACCCCCTGGATGGTCGGCGGATGCACGCTGACGTGGACATCGGTGTCGGACATTGGTCCTCCTGATTCCGGTGGAATGACACGCGGCGAAAGCCCGGCACAGGGCCGGGCTTGCGCTCAGATGGGGTCGCAAGTGGTGCAGAGATACACCTCGTCGACGCCTTCGCTCATGAATTCGACGAGCATGCTCCAGGTCTTGCCGTTGACCTCGCGGCCGGTCATGTACCAGTAGCCGTCGCCGGCCTTGATGGCGGCGTAGTTGTAGGGCCTGGTGGTGCCACCGGCCTTGTAGCCCGAGGAATTCGTCTTGGGGAACGTCTTGTCGAACACGAGCACCGAGCCGAGTTCGTACACGTCCTCACCGAAGCGGGAGAGCCGCTCGATCTGGCCCTGGAGCCTGGCGATCTGGGCTTCGAGGGATGCGATGCTGGTCATGTCTGGTCCTTTCATGGTTTGGTCATCTGGGTGAACACCTTGCGGCCCTGGGCCAGGGTGAGCCGGCCCGAGCACACGGCGTCGTGGGTCTGGTTCTCGATCACGTCCTTGATGCGGGCCTGGACGATGGGTTGCAGCGCCAGGTTGCGCAGGTCGGTGGGATTGCCTCCCACCTCCAGCGGCACCCAATGGTCGAGCTCGTAGTCGGCCGGGCGATGACTGGCCGTCGATGGCAGCTCCCCGATCAGCTTGTGCTTGATCGGGTCGGTGTAGCTGAGCGGCGGCCGTACCGTCGCCGTCCAGCCTTTGGTGCAGATCGTCTTGTCGATGGTGGCCTGCGTGACAGCCGGGTTGAACGACGGGTTTCCGCCGGAATGCGAGGCACTCACGGCGGCGATGCCACCGCCGACCACGAACGCGGTCGGGATGGCGGCCAGCCATATCCATCTAGGCCTGGTCATGGCGGTCCTCGCGGTCAAGGTCGACGAGGAGGTCCTCGACGAAACCGGAGTCTTCCAGCTCGCCCAGCTCCTCGTCGGAGGGATCGGGCATCAGGTCCAACAGGTCCTGGTGCTTCATGGTGGCGGCGTCAGCCTCGTGGCCGAGAGCTTTCTTGGCGTACCACTCGTCGCGGTCCATCCTGTCCTCCTTGTCTCGTTCCCAGCGATTCAGCCACTCCCCTCCCACCGTCACTCCTCCGTGCGCAGGAGCACCAGCTCGAAGTTCGACAGGTGAGACTCCATCATCGAACGGACCAGGCGCTTGGGCGACAACCGGCCGTAGGCCGAGATGACGGCGATCATGGTCGCCCCCATGGCCCCGCCGGTGACCAGCTTGCGCTTCTCCGGCTCGGGGTAGACCTCGGTCAGGGACTCGTGCAGCGTCGTGTACATGCCGAAGATGCTGAGCAGCATGTCGTAGATGGCCTGCTGCTGGTCGGGGGTGTAGTCCTCCAACTGCTTCAGCCACTGCTCGGCCTGGAGAACGGCGGCCCGGCGTACCTGCTCGCCGGCCGTGTCCTCGGGCAGGAAGTGCATCCCTGAGTCCTCCATCATTGCCTCCTTGTGATTCCGGTGGAATAGCTCGCGCGAGAACCCCGCTCCGGTTGGGGTCCGGGCGGGGTTCTCGGTCCGGCGGAGCGGGCACTCGCTCGACGCCAGATCATGGGCAGAGGTACAGCTCGATCCACTTGTGGTGGATGCACAAGCCCTCACCGTAGGACATCAGCAGCACGCTGCCGTTGCCGCCGCGCCCGTCGATATCGGGGTTCCCGATCCCGAAGACGCTGAGGTCGAGCTCGTCACAGGTCCACCACGCCTCCTCCAGCTCCTTGTCCCACCGGGGATGGATCGGGAACGTCCTGTCTATCCAGTTGTCAGTGGGCGGCATGGGATTCCTCGGGAATCTCCTCACACACCATCTCGCACTCCACGTGCTCGCGGATGAGGGCGTAAGCCTTGTGAGCCAACTCGTGGACGCGGATGGCCATCTCGGTTTCGCTTGGCTGCCTCCAGATGCGGTCTCCCACCACGGGGTCGTACTCGTCGATGTCGAGGTGCCGCATCAGCTCGGGGTCGGCCTCGCGCATGGCGGCCATCATCATCTGGTCCTCGGCAGGCGTGAATGCCGGGTCGATCAGGACGTGACAGCCGTTGACTATGCGGCGGCTCATGTCCGCACCGGGGCGATGGTGGCATCACCATCCATCAACTCGATCGGAGTCCACACACCCCTGGTGGAGGAGCGAATGTCGAAGGCGAGCTCGATCGTGGGTGGCAGGCTCATGCCGTCGGGCACGACCAGGCGCACCAGGTACTCCTCGTCGACGGACGGCCGCTTGATCTTCCAGCCGGTGTCGTGATATTCGGGCATGGTTGCCTCCTCGTCACTGGCATCGTGAGGCCGACTGCGTTTCCGGTGGAAACGACCATGGCGGCGGGGACCGATGCCTTGTCGCCCCGCCGCCTCGGTTGTAGTTGCTATGTGTGAATGCCCTTGTGGGGCCGCGGCGAAAGCCCGAGGACCGAAGTCCCCGGGCTGGCCGGCTAGAAGGGCTCCTCGTTGTAGAGCTCGGCCGGAGTGGCGTCGCCGCCGCCCGAGCTGGTCCGCTCGTTCTTCTCGATGGTGACGGTGGCGAAGCGCATGTCGGGCGCCACCGAGTCGGCGGTCAGCTCGACCTTGGAGCGCTTGTCGCCCTCGGCCGTCTCCCAGTTGCGGTAGACGAGGCGGCCCTGGATGGCCACCCGGTCGCCCTTGACCAAGCTGGCGGCGACGTTCTCCCCGAGCTGCGCCCAGGCGGTGACGTCGAAGAAGTTGACCCGCTCCTGCCATTCGCCGTTGACCTGGTAGCGGTCGTTGACGGCCACGCCCAACTGGACGACGGCCCGGCCGCTGGTGGTGAACCGCAGCTCCGGGTCACGGGTGAGGTTCCCGATGATGCTGATGGTGTTTCCGTTTGCCACTGAAAGCTCCTTGGGTTGATGAGGGCGGTGTGCCCCTCCAGCGACGGCGCTGGTGCCTCCTGAACATTCTGAACCCTGCGAGAGCGGCAATCAGGATCACCGCTCCCAGTGCAGTCACTGCCTGTACCGACTCATGTCATGCACCACGACCATGAGCCCTCTCCGGGCCGAGACGTCCCGCATGTGGGCACTTCCGGTGGAACGTCCGTCCCACCAGACATGCACCTCCACGGCCCATCCCGCCGCCTTGGCCTTGACCACCCTGTCGGCCATGGCCCCGTTCCTGATCTTCCCCGCCCCCCTTCCGTACTTCGTCCACTCCGCCCGCTGGACCTGGTTGTAGCGGGCCTCGATGTTGGCGACCCCCCATTCCCAGCCCCACGTGTCGGGGCCGGTCGGCTCGCCGCCGTTGAGCAGCGCGTCGGGCCGGAGCCAGTCGAGCGTGTGCCACAGATGGTCCTTCACCGCGTCGGGCTCGGACCAGAACTTCAGCCTCGAGCCCGACACCAGGATCAGCCGCCGGCCAGCGCCCACCTCACGTCGGCGACGAGGGCTTTCGTGCCCTCCGGCCACCGCCAGGCCTTGCGGTGCTTGCGGCGGTTGCTCAGGTACAGCGCCATGCTCCATGTCACTCCCCTCCGGTCCGTGATCCAGGCGGTGTCCCCGAATCTCATGACGTCCTCCACCAGCCGGACCGTCCCCGGTCCCAGCAGGTGGCCTCTGGCTCTCGTGATTCCGGTGGAATCGACGATCACAACCCGAACGCCGTCCACAGGCCGTCCACCTTCATGTCGATGATCGACACCGGGTTACGGGGCTGGCTGACCCATCCCCTCACCTCGGTGATCGAGTGGACCGGGATGCAGTTGTCGACGGCCGTGGTGACGACCAGGCTGGCGATCTCGTCGAGCACCTCGCCCAGAGCGTCGGTGCAGACCTCCTCATGCGTTCCCAGCATCGTGTCCATCCTGACCTCCCTGGTAGTAGTCCGCGGAAAGAGCCCGACAGCCATAGGCCATCGGGCTCATCCACGGCGCCTGTCGAAGCGTGGGCACGCCTGCATCGTTCACATCAGTAGTCCACCCCCTCGCACACCAACCGTCCCCGCAGGGGCCGGTAGTTCCAGTGCAGCGGGTAGGCGATCAGCTCGCCCCCCGAGTCGAGGCACCAGGCGATCTCGGCCCGGGGCACGACGTTGCCGTCCCAGCGGGCCGTCATCACGACGTCCATGCGCGTGGGCGGGCTCACGTCCGTGATTCCGCCGGAATCGACGTAGGCCTGGGAGACCACCACTTTGACCGGTGGCTTGTGGTGGTGCACCGGCGTGATGCTGAGCGCGGTGGCGATGCCCACCGCGATGGCTGAAGCAAACATGTCGTCCTCCTCGGGTAGTGGTCCGCGCCTGAACCCCGTACAGCTTGCGCTGATACAGGGTTCAGAACTCTCAGTGACTGAGCGCAGCGATGGTTGTGATGAGGAACACCACAGCCAGCGTCCAGGCCACCAGGGCGCTCCAGCGGAGATGGCTGATGACGTTGGACAACGTCTCCAACTGCGCCTGGTGCAACCGCCCCTGCCGCTGTGCCTCCACCGTTTCCGGCGGAATGAAGCGGTGGGTGATGGCGAAGGCGTCGCCGGTGCCGTGCACCTCCGGCTGCCAGCCGGTGGCATCGCGGTAGACGTAGTCCCAGAACTTGTCACCCTCCTCGACGATCCTGATCCGGTCGCCGTCCATCGGCAGCGGCGCCAGCCAGCGCAGCGCCACCATGTGGTCCTGGGTCTGGAGGCCGTCCACCGTCGTGGTGTGGCCATCGACAGCCCACTGCATGATCGCCTTCATCGTGTCCTCCTCGTCACTTGGTATCGGCGGCCCTGAGCCCGGCACCCCCCTCCCCCGCCTGAGGAGGGTCTGTAGGGGAGGAGGGTGCGAGACCCAGGACCCGCCCGCGAAGAAAGCCCGGCAGGAGGAGCTGTCGCTCCCCCCACCGGGCCGGGTCCTCAGAACGGCTCGTCGTCTTCGGCCAAGCCCATCAGGCTGGCCAGCTCTGCCTCGTCGAGGCTGTCGAGCGGAACGTTGCCCACGTCCCGCACCGGCCGGTTGGCCTCCGCCCACAGCGTGCGCACGCACAGCCGGACCAGATGGAACCACGTCTCGCCCTGGCCCTGGCGCAACGGTGCGACCATGGGCAGCAGGAACTGGACGTCGGAGTCGAGCTGTGAGACCCGCCTCCGACCGTCCTTGCCCACCCACCCCGAACCGGGCTGGGGGACGTAGACCAGGGCGATGACCTCGAGCTCGTCGGTGGTCATGCCCCGAGCGGCGCAAATCTCCGAGAACGCCGCCTTGCGCTCCCAGTCGCTGACGTCCACGAAGTACACGTGGGGCGCGTCGGACTGGAACTGGTCCTCGTCGGACTCGGCCAGCACCACCGGCATCCCGAGCTGACGCTCACGATCCCGGGCGAGATTCCACAGGAAACGCATGGTGCGGGGCGCCATGTCCTTCACGACGAACTCACGGCCGAACTGGACCAGTGCCTGATCCACCTCGACCTCCTCGCCGCCGTTCCAGCGGACGACGTGAGCATCGGTGGCACCGTCAGCGCCGACGTAACCGTCGACCCAGCGGGCCAGGAACTGCGTGGCCACCACCGCGTCCACCTTCGGTGTCGCCGTCGTCAACCGGGTGATGTCGAACCTCGGCTTGGCTTCCTCGACCTCGATGCCCTCGGGTCGGTTGGAGCTACGGATAACAGTCATTTCGTGCCTCCTCAGGCTGGAGCGGATCGACCTGACCCGCATCCTCATCATCAACTACCCCTCCCCCACATCCTTCCCGCCTGCGACCTCACCCGTTCTCCGAACTTCACCCGTCGTAGCACCCCGGACCAGTGGGTCCAGCGTGAGTCTGGGCAAGCCGCAGGCGCCATTCCGAAGGAATGTGGCCAGAGTCATGCTTGACGCACGGAGGCTCAGCCCCCCAACGCGCGCGGATACAATCCACCGCGGTGATTCCGAACCGCTTCGCAGCTCGGACCCACGGCGGGGAATCACCGCACGAGGAGGAGCGCCAGCGAGCGACGAGGTGCACGAGCCTTCGGTGGCTCGTGCGCAGACACGTGCGAAGCCTTCCAACTGAACGTTCAGCAAGGGTGCAAGCCGTCCTACGAACGGCCCACGGCGAGTCTTCACCAGGAGCAATCCGAGGAACCGCGAGCGCAGCGAGCCTCCTCGATGTCGGTGGGCCGCCCGCCCCGAGGGCTTCACCCTGGTGCGCTACCACCAGCGCATGCACCACGGCCGATGCACTGATGTGCATCGACTGCGTGTATGTGCAGGCAGTGGCGAGGAACTTGGTCAGGAGTTGCCTGACCAAGTTTTGGCAGCTCCGAAAGCTCGTCCTGAGCCACCTCCACCAGCCTTGGCTCAGGCTCACCACTGAGGAGTCCAAAGGCACGAGCCTCAAGGGCGATGTGCCTGGACGGGGGGCGATTCTGAACGTGGTCAGGTAGTACGACCGTGCGGGTGACGGCTATTCCGGTGGAATCTTGGGGGACTCGGGGACTTCACGACCCCAGAAGTTCGTGGGGTGCCAGCGGTCGCAGTGGAGGCACCACTTCATCCACTCGGCCGGATCGGGTGTCGGCCAGTCGGCTCGCCTGAGCAGGTAGGCCTTGTCGATCGGAACGTCAGAGTCGTGGATCACCTGGGCCAGCGTTCCATCCGCCAGGGTCACGTACTTGGGTAGGGACATCGGGTTCCTTTCATCCGGGACGCGCACAACCACGCCCGTCCGGTTGCCACACCCGGACTCCCGGCCGATTCTCGCTCGGCTCACACGCACTCCGTTCACCTTGTTTCCGAGCCGCCGTACTGGCATAGCTCGACCTGCCCGTTCCCGGTTACGAGGATCCCATGTCCGGATGGTGAGTCCGGAGGGGCTACAGTCAGCCATGGTTGCTGGCGTGACCACGGTATACCACCGTCTCATCCCGGTGGTGGACCATCTCGGGGTAGAGCCAGGAGGGGTACTACAGTCCCTCTCCTGGTTCCCCCGAGTGAAAGGTAGGCCATGGAGCCCACTGTCGAAGACCTGATCGCCAACCTGAACCGCAGCCTGACCAATGTGACGCCCTCCACCGAGACGATCGAGCTGATCGAGGCGGTGCGCGAGGAGGCCAAGGCTTTGGGCGAGGTGATCCTGCGCCTGGTGCCTGGCAGCCGAGAGCGGAGCCTGGCCATCACCCATCTCGAGGAAACGACCATGTGGGCGGTGAAGGGCCTCGTCCTCAATGGCTAGCATCGCCTGCGGACGTTGTGGCATCTACCACGACGAGGGTCTGCACCTCTCCACCGGCGAGAGGGCCAAGCCGGTGGACTGGGAGCAGATGAACCGGCTCCTCGACCACATGGAATACCTCGAACGGGCCTGGGAACGGGCGCAGTTGGTGGACCATTCCCTCTGGCCCGACCAGCACATGATCCCGTTGCCCCCCACCGAGTTCGACCTTCCCTGGTGGGCCACCCCTCCTCCCCCTTCTACGCGTCATTTCCCCACCTGGCGCGCCGTCTACAACCCGCGGACGGGCGAGACCATGAGGTTCGAGGTCTCTTTCCACACGTTTCATTCCACCGGAAATGTGGGAAGCTGAGGGCCATGCTGACCTTCGCTGACGTGACCAACGGGTCCGACTCCAGCGTGGTGACGATCCTCGTGATCCTCGCCCTTCTGCTCGCCCTCATCTGCATGATCGTGTGGCTGGTGCGCCGGTAGTACCGTTCCCGCCCCATGGGAACCGTGAAGGGCAAGAAGGGCGCCAAGCCGATCCACTTCCAGACCGGCGGCCTCCACCGCTCGACGGGGACGCCGGCCGGTAAGCCGATCCCGGCGAAGAAGAAGGCGGCGGCCCTGGCCGGCAAGCTGGGGCCGAAGGCGCAGAAGCAGGCCCAGTTCGCCAAGAACGTGCTGACGGGCCGCAAGTAGGTGGCGATCACCGACCGGTGGAAGAACCTGGGGTCCATGGGGGCGTGCGAGGCGCTCGTCGCCATCACCCCCAACGACTCCAACGACCTGGGCGAGGTGACCCGGGCCCTGTACGTGGGGACGGCCGGGGACCTGCGGGTGATGTGCCTCGACAACAGCCAGGTCACCTTCTCCGCCGTGCCAGCCGGTACTGTGCTGCCGGTGCGGATCAAACGAGTCATGAACACCGGCACCACCGCCGGGTCCCTGATCGGGATGGCCTGATGGCGCGGCGCTCGCGGAACCGGCCCGATCCCAAGGTGAAGTACCAGCCGGTGATCGTGCGCAAGCTGGCTTCCGACGACGGCATCGCCCGGGCCAAGCGCTACCACCCCGACACCGGCGTGTCCTACCTGGCTCATCCGGTGACGGGCGAACCGCTGCCCCGGGTCTTCGCCGGAGCGCACTTCTCCGACCTCGACGGCCACCACGTCGACCCTCCCGAGGCCATCAGCCTCCCCATGTCCTACCCCGCCTCCCATCCCGACGTGGTGGAGTTGAAGGGGCGCCGGGTCGTCCACCGGCCGGGCGGTCCCGCGTCGGCGCCGTGGAACGTGACCCACACCTTCATTCAGGCCGACGAGCTCGTCTTCCACATGGTCGACGGCGACCACCACTTCCGTGTGGTGCAGCAGCCCGACAAGACGGATTCCGATGGAAATCCGAGCGCCGAGGCCGATTGCGGCGATCCCACCCACCAGGCCACCTGGTTCTATCTGGCGGAGCGTGTCTGATGGGAAACTTCGTCTTCAACCAGGGCGCCGGCAAGGTGGCCGAGTGGGCTGCCCGGGTCATCGCCAACGACCCCACCAACTCGGTGTTCGTCATCACCCTGTGGAACGCCGGGGCGGCCACCGACGCCACCATCCGCGACTACGACACCGTGGCCCAGATCGAGGCCGACGCCAACGCCGCCGAGCTGACCGGCGGCACCTACGCCCGCAAGACCATCTCCGACTCGGTCGGCTCGCTCACCGTCACCATCGACGACACCAACGACCGCACCGACGTCGACATAGCCGACCAGACCTGGACGGCGCTCACCTCGGGCGGGACCAATCCCACCGACCTGGGTTTCAACTACGACTCGGACTCGACGGGAGGCACGGACGCCAACATCGTCCCTGCCACCTGGCATGATTTCGCGGTGACCCTCGACGGTTCCGACGTGACCGCCCAGGTGGCTGTCTTCTTCCGGGCCACCACCTGACCGAACGGGGCTGATCCCCCATGAGCATCACGATCACCGACAAAGGTCGGGTGGCTCTCGACTCGGCGTCGAGCGCGGCCACGACGATGACGTCGGCCACGATCACCGGTGTCGCCGCCGGCGACATGCTGGTGGCGGTCACGACCGGCGCCATCGCGACCACGAACGAGTCGCTGGCGGCATCCGACACGTTCGGCGGGACTGGCTCATGGGTGAAGAACGAGGACAACTTCCCCAGCTTCTCGGGCGTCTACACCGTCCTCTCGACGGTCCACACGAGAATCCTCGGTGGTAGCCCGTCGTCGAGCGGCACGATCACGATCACCCGTTCCCCCGGCAGCACCGTGCTCCTGTCGGTCCGCACCCAGTATTACCTCGTCCACCCGAGCGGCGGCTCGATCTTCGTCATCCAGGCCGGCGCCAACGGCACACATGGAACGGCGTCACCCATCACGGTGGCCCTGGGTTCCATCCCCGGTACCAGTTCGCTGCTGATCGGCGGCGCCGACGAAGGGGCCGGCACCTCCTTCACCCAGCCTTCGGGCTGGACGAGCGTCGACATCACGACCGACGGCCAGGGCACCGTTCACAGCGACGCCTACATCAACGGGTCGGGGGCGCAGAGCAACAACTGGACGTTCTCGGGCACCGCCTCCACGTACACCGCCGAGATCGTGGAAGTAAGCGAGACGCTGGCACCCAACGCCAACGAGCAACACGGCACCAACCTGAGCACCGCCGCGAACGCCACGAACCCGGTGGGGTCTACCACCGGCGATCTCATCGTGTACTTCGTGTCGTCGGACGCCACCGCCGGTACCGCCATCAGCGCGTCGGCCGGATGGGACGACCTCGGCCACGAAACGATCACGTCGAATGTGCATGAGGGCCGCGTCTTCGCCCGCGTCCTCGACGGGTCCGGCAGCGACACGTTCAATCCCAACGGGGCGGCGCAGGATTACACGATGATCGGATGCCGCATTCCCGCGGCACTGCACGGTGTGACCACGCCGAGCACCGACCTCACCTTCGCCGGGACGTTCAACGCCTCGAACGGCAACCCCGACCCGCCCAACTGCAACCCCGGCGTCTCTCAGAACTATGTCTGGCTGACGTGGGGCTGCATCGGCGCGACGACCGGCAGCACCGTCTCGGCGGGACCGTCCGGTTACACGGACCTGGTCGGCTCGACCAGCGCGAGCAGCACCACCTCGTCGGTGGCTCGGCTGTCCTGGAAGCAGGCCACGGCATCGTCGGACGACGCCGGCACTTTCACCTCTACGTCGCGGCCCTCGATCGGCATCACCGTCGCAGTACCACCGCCGTCGAGTGGTGCCCACAACATTTCTGTCGGAATCGCCAGCGAGACAGACTCCGCTCTCGCCATCACCCACGCCAAGCTGAAGGCGATCGGGACCGCGTCGGAGACCGATAGCGCGCTGGCCGTGGGACGACTCCACTCCCGGGCGATCGGGATGGGGCAGGAAACAGATTCTGCTCCCTCGATCGCCTTCACCAAGGCCCGAGCCATCGGTATCTCCACGGAGGCCGACTCCGCGCTGGGGGTAACGACCGGAGGCCACAACGTCGCCGTCACCATGGCCACCGAAGCCGACTCGGCACCGGTGGTGGGCTTCACCAAGCAGAAGGCCCTGGGGATCGCCACCGAGGCCGACTCTGCGCCGGCACTGGGACGGGGCAAGACCCGAGCAGTCGGTATTCCGGTGGAAACGGACTCGGCCCCCGCGGTCGGCAGGACCAAGGCCGCGACGGTGGGCAAGGCTTCCGAGGCCGACAGCGCGTCAGCCGTGACCTTCACCAAGAAGGCCGGGATTGGGACCGCCGTCGAAGCGGACTTCGCTCTCGGCATCAGCCGTGCCGGCTCGACCCCCAGCCGTGGCCATGGCGGCATGATCGTGGGCGTCGGCATCTTCGTCCCTGAGGCTGCGCCCGAGGAGACGTAGCCTCCCGGCCATGTTCGACTTCGCCCCCTTCCGCCTCGACAAGCCCTACGACGAGCAGAGCGTGACCACGGTGCGGTTCCCCAACGGCTCCTTCGCCCACGTCGCCCACTCGCCCAACAACTGGGCCGCCCGGCTGGGCCAGATTGTCGCCTCGGTGGCGCTCGAGATGTTTCTGGCGGAATCATGAGCACTCCGGGGAAGATGACGGGCGGGGCCAACTTCAACTACGAAGCGGCCAAGCGCCGGCGCCGGCAGTTTCTGGAGGGGCTGGAGGCCGAGGGGACCGTCAACGGTGGCCTGAAGGCGGCCGGTATCTCCATGACGGCCTACCGGCAGTGGCGGGTGCGCTGGCCCGACTTCGGCAACGAGGTCGACATGCTGAAGGCCAAGGCCAAGATCGGCCGAGAGGAGTCGGTCCGCAAGGAGTTCGGCACCGCCATCGACTTCGCCCAGTTCCGCCTAGAGATGTTCGACCACCACTCGCCCCCGTTCCACCTCGAAGTCATCAAGGAGCTGGAGACGATGGCGCCGGGCCAGATACTCCTGGTCCTGTTCGCCCCTCTCCACGGCAAGACCACCCTGTTCGAGGACTACGCCGGGATGAAGCTGGCCATGGACCCGTCGTGGATGGCCACGGTAGGCATGAACAAGGTCGACCACGCCAAGAAGGTGCTGGGCCGCATCAAGGCCCGCATGGAGCCCGACTCGGGCTTCTCGCGCTATCTGGCCAAGTACGGGCCGTTCAAGCTGACCGGTCCCGGCGCCAACAAGCAGATATGGAGCGCCAGCTACTTCAACGTGGCCCAGAAGCCCAAGGGCTCCGACCGCGACTACTCGATCCAGGCGGTGGGCATGACGGCCAGCCTCGCCTCGATCCGTACCAACCACCTCCACGGTGACGACCTGCAGGACGCCCAGACCGCCGGGCAGACCTCCGAGATCGAGCGCAAGTTCCGGCAGGACTGGCTGAGCCGACCGGCCGACGAGGGCCGTACCACCGTGTTCGGCAACCGCGTCACCGACGACGACGTGTACTGGCGCCTCAGCTCCGACAAGGATCTGACGGCACCGAGGTCGGGAGGCCGTCCTCCGCTCATGCGCGTCATCAAGATGCCGTGCGTGGTCCGGGGCCACCAGGGCAACCTGGAGCCGTTGTGGCCGGGGCGCTGGACGATGGAGGCCCTGGAGGACATGAAGGCCAAGGTCGGTGACGACGCCTGGTACCGCAACTGGATGCAGCAGCCCGAGATGGTCAGCCGCAACCGGCACTTCACCACTGCCGACATCGGACCATGCCTCAACTCCCAGCGGAAGCTGGAGCCGCTGCCGGGGATCGTGTGGATCGGCCTCGATCCCGCCATCGGAGGGCGCAACGCCGTCATCGCCTGCGAGGTTTCCAACGGAATCAAACTGACGGGGATGCGCGAGGCCGAAGGCCTCCAGACCAACGAGGAGATCATCGAGCAGGTCGAGATGGAGCTGATGTCCCAGACCGCCCAGGGGGCGCTGGTGAGCCGCATCATCATCGAGGCCAAGAACTTCCAGGCTGGGCTGGCGCGCGACGAGCGCCTCACCAAGCTGGCCGACGCCTACCACTGCGAGCTCTACGAGCATCTGACCGGCATCAACAAGTGGGACGAGGACATCGGCGTCCTGTCGATGCTGCACACCTTCAAGTCCCGCGAGTTCGACCTGCCCTGGCATCCCGACGACCGCTACACCCGTGACATGGTGCAGGAGCTGATCAACCAGTTCTACAGCTTCCGCACCAACGCCGACGAGATGCGAGGCAACCTGAAGTTCCGAGGCAACCGGCTCCGTCAGGACCTGGTGATGGCGCTGTGGTTCGTGTGGATTCACTGGCGCCTCAACACCAAGGTGCCGTTCCGCAGCCCCAACGGATGGCACACTGGCGCCTCGATGTTCAGCTACCAGAAGCCGAACCTGATCATCCCGGTGGGAGCGAGACCTTGAGCACGGTGGCGTATTCCGGTGGAATCTCCTCGTTCATGCCGGGTGCCTACGACCCCGAGCATCCGCCCTTCGGCCTGCCCTACGGCAAGATCAACTCGATCGTGCGCACCCGCCAGGCCAACCGCTCGCCCCTGTTCTCGGGGATGGAGGACGTCCTCGCCCGCTACAACGGGACCTGGGTGCTGCCCGTCACCTCGGCTGAGGGCGAGCCGCTCCTGCCGCCGCTGACGCCGGCCATCATCGCCAACGCCACCGACAACCTCGCCGTTCAGGCCTCGAGTGTCCTGGAGTCCATCTGGGCTCCCGCGGTGAAGCCCAACCTGATGGTGGGCAAGGGCAGCCTGGGCTACGCCAACACCCGTCGCCAGGCATGGTCGGCCACGTGGTACGCCAACAGCTTCATGCTGACCCGGCGCCGGGCCTACCGCCATCTGGCCGCCTACGCCACGTGCTGCTTCGTGGTCGTCCCCGACTTCAAGGAGGGTCGGCCCCGCATCGAGATTCGCAATCCGCTGGCCTGCCTCCCCGAGGAGAAGTCCATCGAGATCGTGCGCGAGCCCTACGACTGCGGCTTCATCTTCCGCCGCAGCGGCGAGGAGCTGCGCATGGCCTTCCCCAAGCTGCGCGAGGAGATGGGCGGCCCCATCTCCACCGACGACACCTGGCAGTCGTGGCAGACGCTGGAGTGGTTCGACGAGGAGTCCATCGTCTACGGCCTCATGGGTCCCATCGAGCAGGCCGGCGATCACATCGCGGACGCCTACAGCTCCCAGCCGTGGATGGAGATATGCCGGTTCCCCAACCGGGCCGGCATGGTTCCCGTCATCGTCCCTGAGCGGGTCACCCTCGACCGCCTCGTCAGCCACATGGCCAACGTCGTGGGCATCGTCGACCTCCAGGCCAAGCTACGGGCGCTCCACATCCTCGCCGCCGAGAAGGGCATCTGGCCCACGCTGTACGCCATCGGTGCCGACGGCCGGGTTCCCGAGATCGTCTCCGGTGGCGGTCAGTGGCAGGACGGCCGCACTGGCAACATCAACCTCCTGAAGGGCGTGGCCAAGCTCGACATGATCCGGCCCACGCCCGACATGCAGATCGAGACGATCAACGACCGCATGGAGCGCGACGCCAACCTCAACATCGACTCGGCCCCGATGATGAACGGCGAGAACAGCAACGGCCTGCGCACCGGCCGGGGCCTCGACACCATGGCGTCGATGTCGATCGACCCCAAGATCCTCGAGCTGCACGAGATCATGCAGACCTACCTACCCATCCTGAACAAGGCCGTCTCCCACTGCTACGTGGGCCACTGGCCCGACAAGACCTACACGATGTTCACCGGCTGGCAGGGCAGTCGCAAGCACGTGGAGTTCACCCCCAGCGTGCATCTGGAGGAGAGCTACGAGAACACCGTCACCTACCCGGTGGCGGGCGCCAACCTCCAGACGACGACGGTGATGCTGGAGCAGATGAGCGCCTCGAAGCTGATCTCCATGGCCGACGCCCGGAGGCGCCACCCGTTGGTCGAGGACGAGGAGCAGGTGCGGGTCGACCTGGACCGCGAGGACCTGTGGGATGCCCAGAAGCGGGCCATCAACGTCCAGATCGCCAGCGGCCAGGCTCCGCCCGAGCTCGGCCTGTTCCTCGACGACGAGCTGGCCAAGGGCGTCAACGGCTTCGCCGCCTACCAGCACGCGCTGGAGCGGGTGAAGGCAGCCCAGGAAGCGGAGATGGCGGCCCAGAACCAGGCTCAGGCCGGAGCGGGCGCCGGGCCTCCGGGAGCGCCGGGCATCCCCGGTGGCGGACCGCCCCCGCCGGGAGCGCCTGATTCCGGTGGAATGCCGCCGCCGGTCGGGGGACTGGGCGCCATGCAGCCGATGCCGGGCCAGGCCGCACCGGGGCCGGGCACGCCCACCGGCATGATGGCCCCTAGCGCCAACGTCGGGCCGAACCCCGACCAGGCCGGGCTGAAGCGGGTCATGCTCGCCCTAAAGGCCGGGCAGTGACATGCCGCGCAACGGCAACCAGAACCTGAAGAACATGCCCAGCCCCGGCTACGGGCAGAAGGTCGCCATGGCCGACGCCAACAAGGTGGCGCCGATCCCCGACCGCAACGCCCAGCGGGACCAGCAGATCACCCAGGGCATCGCCGCGGCGAGGCAAAGGGCAGCTAAGTTGACGCCTCAGCAGCCTCCGGCCCCACCGCCCGACATCAACGATGCCGCCAGTGCCGCCGCCCAGGCCATGCCGGCGGTGCAGGGGCGCCTCAACGCCCCCACCGCCTACCCTGGCGTCTCGGTCTCCAACGGCCTCGCCGCCGGACCGGGCGCCGGACCCGAGGCACTGGGACCGGCCACCGCGGCGGCGGCGGCCACACCCATCTGGCAGCAGTTGGCCCAGGCCACCGGTGACCCCTACCTACTCGACCTCGCAAGAAGGGCAGGACTCGGATGAACGGCTACGAACCTCTCTGGTGGCTCATCACCCACGGCCACACCTTCGTCCACACCATCGTGTGCGGCATCCCGCACATGAACCGCTACGTCGGGCTGATGTTCGACCGCTGCGGCTACTGGCTCTGATTCCACCGGAATACCGAGGAGCTGAGTGACTGACACCCAGAGCACGCCGTCCGCGGGCCTGAACCTCCAGGGCGCCGACCTCACCGCCTACTACCGCAACGTGGTGGCCGACCCGACCACGGTGGGCACGGCCAACTCGCTCGCCTCCCAGCAGCGGCTGGCGGCCCGGTTCAAGCTGGTGCTGTCCCAGATGCCGGACATGGCCAAGGACCCCCAGGCCGTGCTCCAGCTCGCCCAGTCGCCCTACTCCGACGCCGACCTGGCCACCCACGCCGCCGCCGCCGGCGCCGCCACCAACCTCGACAGCTTCCTCGGCATCCTGAAGAACTCCAGCCCGGGAGCGCAGCGGGCGCTCTACAACCAGATGACGGCCCAGCAGCAGGCCGCCGCCGCCCAGCTCGGCTACAAGCCACCACAGAACAGCGAGGGCTCGTGGTTCTCAGGCATCCTCAGCCCCGTCGCCGGTCCGCTGGGCCAGGCCATCGGAGGCGCCCTTAATGCCGGCGGAGCCGCCTTCGGGGCCGTAGCCGGTCCGACCATGGAAGGTCTGCGTTGGGTTCAGGACCAGCCCGCCCACGCCTACCGGGCCATCGCCACCGACCCCAGTGCCAACATGGGCCTGGTGCTGGGCGGGGCCGCGGGCGGCGCTATCGCCGGGGCCGGTCTGGCGGCGGCACCATTCACCGGCGGCCTCAGCCTGGGTCTTACCGCTGCTGCGATAGGTGGTGGGGCTCTCCTCGGGGCCACGGCCGGTGCTGCGGTAACGAATCCATCGGACTGGTTCGACGCCTTCCAGGCCTCCTGGGACGGCGAGAAGACCTTCAAGACGGACGCTCAGAGCAAAGCTCGCGGCCTGCTCACCGACGACCGCCTGACGAACCTGGCCAAGGATGTGGCTTGGGGCTCCGACCAGCCGAGCCTGTACGACATTGCCACGAGCCTCGCCGGGAACCGGGACGCTCTCGATCCAAACACGTATGACAAAGGGATTCAGCGCATAGCGGACCGGACCTTCACGCCGGGGACGCCACAGCACGACACCTTCTACGGACAGTTGCGGGGCCTCGTGACCGATCCAACGTTCCGTCAGGCGGTGCAGACACTCCAGGAAGGGAAGATCAGCCCCGGGCGCGACCTGACCCACGCGATCGGGCTCGATCCCTCCCAGGGCTGGGGTCGTTTCGTAAGCGGCGCCACTGATGCCCTCTGGATCGTGGCTCTCGACCCAACCCTCGCTGCGGCCAAAGCCAGTGAGACTTATCGCGTAGCGCGCTACGGCCTCGACGCCCTCGATTCCGGTGGAATCGTGGCCAAGATGACGAGCCTCTACGGGCGCGATTCGAGCTGGACCCGCACCGTCGACACCCTGGCCGGTGCCGCTACCCAGGGAGCTCAGGGGTTCGAGGACCTGCGGAACACGGCGCCGCAGCTCCAGCCAATGTTCGACAAGGTCGTCGATTGGGCCAGAGCAAATAATCTCGAGACGGTTACCGGTCATGACGTTCTCGGCTGGCTCTCGGACAACAACCAACTCTCCGATCTGATCGTGGGGAAGGCAGCCAAGCCCGGTGAGGTCCGGATGCTGCCGAGGATCACACGCACCGGACAAGCATGGGGCGCGGTGAAGGGTTTGATGGGGACCGTCATCGACGCCTCCAACGACGCCGACCTGGAGAAGACCATGGCGGACTTCCTCCACACCGCCGACATCGAGAGCCATCTGCCCCCGACCGACCCCGAGACGCTGGCCCAGTTCGGGTTTTCCGCTGGAATCACACCGCCCGAACCTGGGACGCTGTACTCGGCCACCCACGGAATAGCCGGCGTCCCCGTCATCGGCTACCCCCTCCGCAAGGTCGGCACTCTGCTGTCGGGTCTCACCAGTCTCGCACCGACGAGGGACGCTGTGAACCTGGTGAGTCCCGATGCAGCAGCCGAGATCGACCGCTTCACCGACATGTTCCGCACGGCGGGCATGCCCAGCCTCACCCGCGACGCCTGGCGGGACTTCATCCTCGCCGGGCAGAACGACAGCCAGCGCCTCAACGCCATCACCGCGTTCATGCAGGAGGGGTTCAGAAGCGCCGGGGTGGACCGCATCGAGGGCGGTGAGGACCTGATCGCCAAGTTCCGGGACAAGGTCAACCAGGCCTACTACCTCGGGTCCGACGCCAGCGCCGACACGCCCGCCGGCCGCATGCCGGTGGGCCAGCTCGTCGTGCTGGACCAGGCTTACGACCTGCCCATCCCGAACATCCAGGAGCTGCGCCGGGCGAGCATGAAGTCGGGCATCATGCACGACCTACTCAACGTCGTCGATACGCCCCTCATCGACACCGCCATGAACCGCGTGTGGAAACCCTCGGTACTTCTGCGCATCGGGTTCATCCCCCGGGTCGCCGGCGACGAGATGCTGGCCTTCATCGCCCGCTCCGGCCTCGGCTCCTACGCCCGCACCTTCGCGGAGCGTGCCGTAGGTCAGGGTGAGGTCGCAGACGAGCTGGCGGCGAAGGCGGGCAATCTGGGCGCGGACGCGCTCAGCGAACAGGAAGCTCAGCGGCTCCAGCGCTGGCGGTACCTGGCCCACGTTCGCCCGTTGGAGCGCATCGCGAATCGCGTCGGTTTCGGCCAGAGCTTCACCGATCAGGTCTTGGGTAGTTATTCGGACTTCGTGCGGTCCACCCTCCAGACCGGAGCTGCCCCGAACCTGGTGGAGGGCCTGTCGCCGCGCCTGCGCACGCTGATCAGCCCCGAGGGCTCCGTACGGGACATGTTCTTTCATGGGATGGCTCCTGACGTAGTGGACGCGGCCAAGCAGTTCGCGGGGCCGGTGGGCGATCGGCTGATGGCCCAAGTCTCGTCGAACCGGACGGGACCGTGGGACAACCAGTGGACGGGCAACAACTACGGGCAGATGGTCAAGACGTGGGACCCACGCTCGGGCAACATCGACGACCAGATGATGCTGCCGCTGCGGGGCCAGTTCGAGCGCAAGTACATCGAGAAGGACCCGACCTTCATGAGCAGCCTGCACTCGGACTACTCCAAGTACGTCGAGGACCCCTTCCAGGCTCCCACCGTCCAGGACTTCTTCACCCACTACATGCCCGATGGCCTGAGCCCGGAGACGGTGCGGGCCGGGCACGAGGCCGTCAGCGCGGTGGGCGACCCGATGGTGCGCCAGATTCTGGTGGAATCCCAGACCGGCGAGCCCAACCAGCGCATCATCAAGAATCTCGTCAGCCGCATCCGCGACCCTCAGCTCCAGGAGGCCGTCTACCGCAACCTGCCTCTGGGCGATATGGACTCCGAGGGGATCGTCAAGGCGGTGCGGGCCGGGCTGAACGAAGCCGGTCGGGGGGTGCAGGCAAGAAAGGTCGCCCCCCTTCTCGACATCAACGTCGACCCCATGCTCCAACACCAGTACGCCCTCCTCCTCCATGCCCACCAGGGCCAGGAGCTGCCGACCGAGTGGAAGACGGCCGACCAGTTCCTCGAGCACATGCAGAACGGTCTGGCCGACGAGGCTCGCAAGCCGGAGTGGACGACGCAGCTCACCCGCTCCCACTACGCCCACACCAGCCCCTCGGGCATGCCGGTCGCCCAGGCCCCGGCGCGCGGTGTGACCCGCATGTACTTCCCCACGGCCGAGCCGCAGGCGTTCGCCAACCTGATGAGCTCGGCGGCCGACCCCAACAACATCTACGCCAACATCTACGAGCACCTCCTCACCGGTCTCCAGCAGATCAGCTCGCCCGCCCTCGACCATCTCGACCATCTCGACTCCTTCGCCAACGCCATGGCCCACCTCGGTCCGGCGACGTGGGACGAGATGATCCGCAACGCCAACGAGGCCGGGCATGGCGTCACGCCCCTCATGGCCATGGCCTTCCAGGACCCCAAGGTGGCCGAGGACATCAGCCGGGTGCTCCAGACCCCTTGGCAGGACGCGGCCCAGATTCCGGCGGAATCGGGCGTGTACTCCTACGCCGACCTCCCGGCCGACGTGATGAAGTTCCGCGACGGCGACATGTACGGCGTGGGCAAGCCGATGGTGGACAACGGCAAGCGGGCGTGGATGGTCAACAGCGACGCGATGACCTACAAGGCCCAGATCGTGCCCCAGGGCACGCCCATGGTCCGCACCACCCGCGGCCCCATCGAGATGTTCGACCCGGCCGCCGGCGCCACCGAGGGCCAGTGGTACCACGGCACCACCCAGGCCTGGTACGACGAGCACCCCAACCCCGGTTTCGCCGAGGGCAACCCGGGCAGCCTGTACGGCCCCGGCCTCTACATGACCGACAACCCCGAGATCGCCTACGACTACTCGCGCGGTGGCTTCGACCCGATCGACGAGAGTGCCGTCTCCGGCACCCGGACCTACCGGGTCGAGCCGACCGATGGAAAGTTCAAGCTCCTCGACCTCGACCATCCGACCGCCGGGATGGAAGACGATCTGGTCAAGGCGATGGACGCGGCGGGCAAGAAGTTGGGGCTGGAGGACAACCAGCTCGGCCAGGAGCTCCAGACCTACCTGAACGGCCACGGCGTCAGCCCGGTCGATTCCATCGGAAACGCCTACCGGCTGACCCTCGACGACCATCTGGTGGACGCCACCAATCCCTCCGACCTCGGCGTGCTCCTGTCCAAGGAGGTGCCCAAGGAACTGGCGGGGATGGGCTACGACGGCTTCGGCCACATCGGTGGCGGCATCGTCGGGGAGACCGAGCACAAGGTGGCCATCGTCTGGGACCCCGAGAGCGCCTGGGTCACCGGCGTGAACCAGGGCGGCATGAAGATTCCCTTCGGCCCCAAGGTGCCGGGCATGTCCTACGAGGACGCCGTGCAGGAGCGCATGCAGTCGCTGGCCGACAAGATCAACACCAAGTTCCGGGCCGGTGTGCGCGAGGACCGGGTGATGCCCACCAAGGCGCTCCAGCAGGCCTACGACGAGGAGGGCAACATGACCCAGCAGTTGCACTCCAACATCTACAGCCACGACGGCGTCCAGTATCCCGCCGGGCAGGCCATGAACGAGGACCCGCCCCAGGGCTTCCGCGACGAGGCCGGCAACTTCGTGGACCCCCGGGAGATTCCATGGGAATACCGGCTCCGCGACAACGGGGACCGGCGCATCCTCCACGAGATTCTCGCTCCCATGGTGATGGACTCCATGGACGACGAGAAGGGGTTCAGAACGATGGAGAAGGGCGCGCGGGTGCTGCGCTCATCGGTGAAGGACGTCATCGACTCCAGCGGCACGGACCTGCCCAACGTGGCCCTCGGCCCCGTCTACACCCAGATCAAGGGCAACACCTTCTGGGACCGGGCGGTGCGCTTCGGCTTCAACCGGGTGATCGGCCCCGCCGTGGACGCCATCATCAGGAAGCCGTTGGCCTTCCACAACTTCTCGATCGCCTACCGCGACGGCATGGCCTCCCTCGACTGGCTCCGCAACCCCGAGCTGTTGGATGCCCTCGACCGGATCGCCCCCGGTCTCGACGCCACGACCTCGGGCAGCCTGGTACGCATGGCCGCGAGGCAGGCTCAGGCGGCTAACGAGGGCACGCTCTCCAGCGTCGAGGACGTGAACCACTGGCTCCGGGGTCTGGGCTCGACGCCGCAGGACGCCATCAGCGCCCTGGCCGACCGCGCCACCCAGCTCCGGGCAGCGGGCAAGGACGGCCTGGCCGAGGAGAACCTGACCCTCCAGGCCCACATGCCCCACCTGTGGCCCGACGCCTCCAACCGTCCCGGCGACCGTCTCCTGACGGCATGGGACGACATGATGCCCGCCGCCGCCAAACGCCGTATTCCATCGGAATGGTCCGATGCGGTGGCGGCCGACGTGCGCAACAGCATGGGTCCGGCCATGCACGCCGTGGTGTCCGACGACAACAACGCCAAGCTGTTGATGACGGCCAGCGAGGAGAAGCGCAACCTCGTCACCCACGTCACCGACCAGGCCATCGAGCAGGCCGTCAACATGACGATGCCGTTCGTCCACTCCCACCAGTTCCGCAGCCAGTTCGCGGACCAGGCCAAGCCCTTCCTCCCGTTCCAGTTCGCGGAGGAGAACATGGTGAAGCGTTGGGCCAAGACTCTGCGCATCGCCCCCGAGGCCATCGAGAAGGGGCGCCTGGCCTACGACGGCATGAAGTCGGGCGGCCTCATCCAGACCGACGCCAACGGCCAGGACTGGTTCGTGTACCCCGGCTCGGGTCTGCTGACCGAGGCGCTAGGGCATGTTCCAGGATTCGGGAGCGTCCTCGGCACCGGCGCCCTCATGAAGACCCAGCCCTCCGCCATGCTCCCCGGGCTCCAGGAGTTCGGGGCACCGCGCGCAACACCGCTCCTGTCCGTCCCGATCGGACTGATCGGCTCGCAGTTCCCCGACCTCAAGCCGGTGCAGGACGCACTTCTCGGGCCAAGCGGGACGAACAAGGGCGTACTCCGTGCGTTCTTCCCATCGAGTGTGGTGAACCTCGTAGACGCGTTCACGGCGGATGACTCCAACGGCAAGTACGCAGCCGCAATGATGGCAGCCGCGAAGATCCTGCAAGCGAACGGACAGGGTCTCCCCGAAAACGCCAGTGACCTCGACGTGCAGGATTTCCTCCGGAAACTCCGTGGTCATGCTCGAACTCTCCTTGTCGCTCAGGCCCTGACGGGCTTCATCACTCCCGGCTCGCCCACGCTGTCACAGACGGGCAACCCGGGATCGCTCATGGCTCAGCTCACCGGCGCCGGCGTCGACGACCCGGCCGGGGTCATGGACGCCGACTACCTCCAGATCGTGCGCAACATGGGCATCCAGGCAGGGACCGCGCAGTATCTGGCCGAGCATCCCAACGTCGATCCGTGGCAGGCCTACAACACGCTGGCCCTGACCGAGCCGAACACCAAGACCCCCTCGGGCGCCCGCATCCCCATTACGCAGGGCTCGATCGACTTCTACGACGCCAACAAGAACTGGATCAACGCCAACCCCAACGCCGGACCGTGGTTCATCCCACCGGCCAAGCCCGGCGATCCTGCCAACGAGATCGACCGGGGCGCCTACGACGACCAGCTCGCCAACGACCTGCGGGTGCGCCAGACGCCTGAGGAGTTCGTGCGCTCCATGTACTTCAAGGTCGCCGCCCAGCCCTACTTCAACGCCTCCGACAGCTACAAGTACATGCTGGCGCAGGCCAAGACGACAGCCCAGAAGCAGGCCATGACGGCGACGTGGGGCCGATGGCAGCAGGACTACCTGGCCGCTCACCCGCTGTTCGCCACCGAGCTCCAGACGGGCTCCGGCAGCCAGCGTCGCCAGGAGACCATCAAGGAGATGCGCGTGGCGGTCAACGACCCGCAGGCGCCGCAGGCGTGGCACACGCAGAGCCTGAAGACCCTTCAGGACTCGTGGGACACCTACAACGCGATGACCATCCGCTACAGCGCCGACCGCAAGCAGTCGAGCCAGAACCAGCTCGCCGCCGTGAAGCTCGAGTTCGACCGCTGGGTCAACACCTTCGTCCTCTCCCACCCCGAGGTCGAGGGCTACTGGGACAGCGTGCTGAA